ACTTCCATAAAGAAGCTGCATAGCCCAGTCACACCATAGTAATGGAGAATCTCGAAGAATCTAGAGAGTGCTTTCATACGATTTCTCCAGTATCCACGAATTTCTGTAGAACTACGATTAGGGCCGCTGCCATTTCTTGGGTCAAATGCATTCGTGAACTCATCAGCATTTCCTTCGGGACTTTAACCTCAACCCACCCAATAGGATCATCATCTACCAGCAAACCCAGTGCAACGGCATCTTTGGCCAGAATCTTTGGCTTGATTTCTTCGAGTCCAAACCAAATACACTCTTCGGATGCAATCGAACTCTTCTGAATAGAACACTCATCATTGTAACGATCTATAAATGTCATTTTATCAAAACCACGATGAGTCTGATCGATTTTCAATTCAAATGCCATGTTAGTCCTTATATTCTTTCGATATCAAACGGTCTTGGAATTAGGTGTGATCTTTCTCCGTCAACACCACTCTACAAACATGGCATCGGTAGTCACTATCTCTGTAACTTGGATGATCGTCGTTATAACTGAAGCAATCACCCCGATCATCAGGCCCAGTATCTCCCCCACCATATTTGGAACGTGCAGCTTTCTCTGTCTTCGGAAAGCATTTCCTACAGAAATCGATCGGATCAGATGCTGATGTGTAGATGCGCGGCATGATTACCCCTTATGCGGTGAAAATTGCGAGATATTGTGGATTGGTACGGATGAAATTGATGTCGTTGTAGACATTCAACACACCAGCAGGAATGTCAGTCTTTGTGGCTTCACCCTTCAGAATCTTCTTCAAGGTACCCTTGAGCCTCATGTCATGACCCGGCACAAAGAAACCACCCTTCGTCGTTCCATTACACCCACAGAGGCAAGTACTGCCTGAAACGGTCTTGATGACAGGAGCAGCCTTCTGGAACTCAAGATGAGCCACTGGTTCTTCTGTTTTCTGTCCAACCGTCTGACGACGAGATTTGATAGTTTCGCATTCCCTTTCATTTGGTTCAAAGAACCATGCCTTGTGGTGTTTGGTAAAGAATGCGCCATCATCCTGACGCCGAATTTTATGCTTGGTACTCCCCTCAAGTTGGTGGTATGTCCTCACCTCCACATAGTTGGGGGTGACATTGGTAATTTCACCGCCATATGTCCGATGTCCGGTATTTTGTTCTGTCAACTGGAGGAGGACCAATTGATTGTTGTGGGGATTTTCGATTGCTGTGCGATCCATATTAAAATTATAACATCCTATAGAATTTTGAAAAAGGAATTTTCAAAGAAATTCCCGGCTGGTACCCATAAATGAAAATTTTTGGGACAATCTTGCGGTATTTTGAGATCGTTTTTGGGACCTATCCATCCCAAACATTTATCATTTACCTTACACCATGCAGTCTGGTCACAATCACCATCGGAAGCATGATAATGCTTGCATTCATAACAATATTTCATATTTTATCCTCAAGATGCTGAGATGAGGAGTGATTCCAATTTCTCATCATACTTTCTCGTGGCCTTCTGGACTTCATCTTTGGTGGGTCTCCATTCACAAGAACATGTCCATGGCCGATTATGGATTGGACATTTTGGGGCCAACTCTGCTGAACAATTACCACAGTAGCCTTTACGACCATGCTCGCATGCTTGGAATGGTGATTGGTTATGCATATACTTTGAAACCATATGACGACAAAATGGCGAGAGTATATTGCAGACCGAATTCTTGGCCTCGCTCATAATCATCGTTCCAGAAATTAGCCAATTTTGGATCATTTTTCATCGCTGCGCGTCGTGCTACAGTGTTTTTCAGCTGCTTTTTGATTTTCTGGACGGCTTCTTGAATTTTCTCTTCTGATTCCATATTAAAATTATATCACAAGCCTGAATTCGAAACAAGGTATTCTAAATTTCATATCCTTTGATTATCTTCAATAGAGTCCGTGGACCTATTATTTGACATTTATCGGATATTTCTTCGATTCTCTTTTTGGGGATGTCATAATGGTTTTTATGAAACCAACATCTCTTTATGTTCAGATCCTCAGCCATTCGATGTAAATTGCTGATAGTGTAAGGATGACATATCAAATGCCTACAACCATCAGTAAAATATATCAGATCAGGCATAATCGAGAATTTTGTAAAATGAGTCTCTATTCCGATAATCCGAGTGACCCATTACATCGTTTAATTCATACCACGCCACATTCTCTTTGTCCAAAATTGGTCCAGCATAACCCATAGCTTTAGAAAACCAGTTATATGGCATCAAACGGTATGTCACTCTCAGCACATCATCATTTTTGGTGGTCAACACCTCGAACAGCAATTTAGGATCTATTTCATTCTTCTTAAAATAATCATGATCAACCGCTGGTGCCGTCAGAATGAAACGACTTTTGTTCTCCATTTTAGCGATGACCTTTGCTAAATCAAGGACCACTTTGCATCCAAGACTATGGGCTTGGATTGTGACATCGTTATTCGACAGTTCTAATTTCTGCAGAACACAATCAAGAAACAAAGCTGCTTTTTGGGTTCTTCTTTCAGCCATAGCGAAGCCTACAGTCCGTGACCAGCTAGAAGGCCAGAAGAAAAATATGATATGGTCATATCCTCTTACCATATCGGAAATAGTCTTATAAGCCTCCAAAGTCTTATTATATTCACTAGCATAACCATGTACCAATATTAGTACCTTAGAATCCTTCATCATCAAATGGTCAAGTCCAAATTCTTCCGGAGATGCAAAATCGGTGGAAGATGTTATATTCTTGCGGCAAGAGACGAGGAAATTAGAAGTTTTCATGGTTCTTCTTATATATATTAATAGTCATCAATGAGTATCGTCAACAAAACTGATAATTCGGCCAAATACAAAATCAATAAGGATTTCGTTTATTTTAACAAACAAGTTGATCTTGATTGGGAATTATGGACAGTTGCTTGTGATCTGAATGACGATATTATAGACGAATTCGTTAATATTGTACATGATTTCATAACCAAAAATCAACCAGCAAATATTTTGTTCGAAACTAACTACAAGCCAAGAGAAGTCTATGCTGAATTGGTACGAAGATTTAAATCGAAGAGAATCAAATATAGGCTTGTAGCCAAAGCATCTGCCGGGTTGGCACGAGTGGCTTTCATCAAATCGGACCAAAACATTTCTGACATCAAAAGTTACTTCTTGGCTGATAGGAACATAGATTTCTAATGCCAATCAATCAATATTTCAACCACTACAACGCGACTAACGAGCAAAATCTCTATGAAGACTTGCTGGTTGAATTGATACAGATGAATGGCCAAATGATTCATTATATCCCCAAACAGTTCAATAAATTGGACACCATTTTTGGTGAAGATGTCTTGATGTCATTCGACCGGACTTATCAAATTGAGATGTACTTCAACACCCCCAACGGATTTGAGGGTGATCGGTATATGTTATCCAAACTTGGATACACGATGCCCAAACAGGCTAACTTCATAGTTAGCCGTCGTCTCGTTTTAATGAAGTATGGAGACATGAAGGTGCCTTCCATCTTAAAAATACTGATATCACATCTGATGCTGAAGTAAGACCCATGGAGGGTGATCTAGTATATTATCCCATAACGAAAGATTACTGGGAAATCAAATTCGTGGATCATGAATCACCTATATTCTACCAATTCGGGAAGAATATGGTCTGGAATTTGACAGTAGAGAAATGGAGAGGCAGCTTCGAGAAATTCAATACTGGTGTTGAAGATATCGACCGAATCTCCGCAATTTTCGATCAGTTACCTGATCTTGAAAATGATCCCATAGCCGACAATAAACAGATTAAAATAGAAGCGAACAAAATCGTCCAAGATTTCGATCCTGACAATCCATTCGCGCCGGGTAAATAATGGGATTCTTGAACTTCCTTAAAGAAAACGAAGATGATACAAGAGTTGATTCCTATCTGGAAATTAATGATATCGAAATGGCTGATGTCATGGAGTATGTGGTTTCAGGAGACTTTATTGACCGAGTTATCTGGGGCAAAATCTCTAATGAAATTAAAATACCGAAAGTATCTTCCCTAGGTCTACCAGAAGGTGATGGGATTTATGCCATCCATGTTACTGCTGAGCCAGAATATTGGATTCCTCGTTTGGAAAAAGATTACGACAGAGATACCAAAAATGCTGTCACTATTAATATCAAGCTGGCTGATGGTGATGTTTTGATCGATGATCATCAATACAAATTTGACCCCGAGACCAACGACAAAGCTAGTTCATACATACTATTAACGACTCGTTCGATATTAAGGAAGAATGTAGATTTCAATGTTGGGTAACAAAGCTTATTATTTTTCCGCTATCCGTAAAGCAGTTGTGGCTTTCGCAAACTTATTCGCAGATATCGAAATTGACCGATTCGACAAAAACGGCAATATAGCCCAGACGATTAAAGTACCACTTACTTTTGATAAGAAAGAGAAATGGTATTATCGTATTACACAAGACCCAAATTCCGGATTAGAAGGGTCCAATCCAGTTCAAGTCATATTGCCCAGAATGTCGTATGAATTCAATTCGATGCAATATGATAGTCAGAGGAAATTGGCCTCAACACAACAAACTTTTGCAATAGTATCCGACTCGAACAAAACGTTATATGGTCAGTATGATCCAGTTCCATATAATTTGGGCTTTGATCTCAATATATTCAGCAAAAATATGGACGATGGGTTGGCGATTCTGGAGCAAATTCTTCCATTCTTTAAACCCACTTTCACCATAAATGTCAAAGAAATTCCTCAATTTACTCTAATTAGAGACATACCAGTTACTCTAAATTCGGTATCTCACGAAGACAGTTGGGATGGGTCGTTCACTGATAGAAGGATGCTATCTTGGACATTATCCTTCACCGCCGCAATCTACCTGTATCCACCTATTAAAGAAGTACCGATCATCACGACCAGTATCCAGAATTTCGATGTTGGTGAACAAACGATACTAATCCAAACAGTAGCCGTAGACCCACCAACCGCAAAAGCTGATAATTTCGGTATCAGTATAACATCCACGGAAGTATAAAATGAACGTCACATTAACACACGAACCCCAAATCGACAAAGATATTATAAATATTTTAAACACGATTGGGACCAAACTAGCTAATTGCCATGTCGAATTTAAAAAGGACAGAAAGAGAATAGAAAATGAGCGATATCGCAATCAAGAGAAGATTCGGGTCGACAGCGGATATTGCAACCCGAGTCCTCCCCTCGACTGAAATCGAGATTGACACTAGTAAGAACACAATTGTAGTTCATAATGGTACTGATGCTGGTGGTGTGCCTCTAGCTAAAGAAGTCCATACTCACGCTAATGCCACTACGAGTGTGGCGGGTTTCATGTCTGCTCCAGACAAGGTTAAATTGGATGGTATCTCAGCTGTTGGTGGTTATGATACGGTAGAGAATGATGGTGTTGCTGTAACCCAACGTGATATTCTGAATTTTAGTTCCGATTTCTCTGTAGTGGATGATAATTCTCCAGCCAGAACCGATATCTCAATCTCCGCTGCATTTAGAGATGAAATTGCAACACAATCACTCTTTTTGGCTCTCATTTTAGAAGGATAAATAGGATTACAAATGGCTTTTACTTTCAAAAACGCAAAACTGGTATTGAATACCACTCCGACAGACGTATATACAGTACCCGCAAGCACAAAAGCTATCATCATCTCAGCACAGGTAGTCAATGTCTATAGCTCTTCTGTTACCGTCGATGCTCTGTGGACGGATAGTAGTGATGGTTCCGCTCCAACTCGTTTAGTATATGCTCTCCCTGTTGCCAAGAATGGCACAGAAAGCATTCTGACTGGTAAGAGTTGGTATTGGAAACCGGAGACAAATTGAGAGCATCTTGTGTGGTACCCAACGGTGCCGAAATCACCCTCAGCATTATGGAGATCACTTAATGAGAAATTCTCTCCCATCGCGTAGATTGTGGTCATACCATCCTACTTACGAATACACACTTAGTGGTAATATCTTCACTTCTGCCACCACTAGTCAGAATTTTACTGTGGTAAATGTACCTGCTGGTTGGGCTGTCCAGTCTTTGAGTATGCGTCTTATTACGCAATTTGCTGGAGTGAGCCTTGCTGGATTGGTGCTTAAAATGGGCACCTCTGCGAATGCTAATATTTTCGCACCAGATTTTAGTCTAATCCAGACTGCATTACCTACCACTGTAGTAAGTTATGGATTTGTACAAGCATCAACTATTGCTCATGACATCATTGCTAGATTTGTTTCTACTGGTGCTAGCATAAATGCAATAAATGCTGGTAAAGTTGAACTGACTGTTAATATTGGTCCAGTTTAATGAATCTTAAATCAAATTTTTATAAATATAATCTAGAGGAATCATAAATTGGTATTCACTATCAAATTCAGTGCTCTTAACACCAAAACCGAGCAGACCCACAAAATCGAGACTAAGAATTTTAGTGGATTGTGGGAAGGTGGATTGAATGGCCGGGTTGCTGCTCATGCTACCAAATTAAAGAAAAACTTAGATGAAGATGAAGTCATCGTAACTCATGTTATGGACATCAAACTGGATACTGAGGAAATCGGTGAATTCGATGATCAAATCCAAGCTTATGTTGATGAGCGTGCCAATGGTGTGAAAGGTGCAACTGCCGATTTGTTTCCTTCCCATAATGACAAACCAGCACCCAAAGTTGCTGTTGATATGGAAGAGGAATTGGAAGTCGTTGATGAAGATCCCGAAGAAAATCCTGAAGAATTAACCGAAAAGAAGAAAGAAAAATTCGACTGGAAGAAATTCGCTGCCAAAGACAAGGACAAAGGCGAAGACGACAAAGAAGATTTAAAAGAAGCGAAAATCAAATATGAAGTTCTGGTAGGTAATATTGGAATCGTTTATACTGGTTTTAGCAAACCAGATGCCATGAAGGAATTTAACGAATACGTTAAGCAATCCAAGACCAATAAGGGTCGTGCTGGTAATGAGGATGTCGTTCTTATGGCTGATGGTGAACCAAGTAAAGAATATATTCCTCTTGACAAAGAATAGTCAACAAGATTTTATAAAAATGAGAAATAATGCCCACAGATATTTCCAAGAACATTGCAGAAGTCTTAGACGCTGATTACACCCCAATAACTGATTTAGTTCCTATTGAAAATGAAGAGCCTCTGGATATCCCCACCGGACCAGAGGCTCAAAATTATGATTTGGAAGTGGCTCGTACTACTCTGCATGAATTATTAAATAAAGGCAAAAAGGCGATCGACAAATCATTGGGTCTTGCCGAAGCCAGTGAATCTCCACGAAGTTTCGAAGTGGTCCAACAGCTTATCACTACTGTATCGGGTGTTGCTATGGATCTTGTTAATCTGCATCAGAAAAGGGTCCATATTGAAAAGAAAGATCCCAATACTCCCACCAATCAAACCAATATTCAAAACAACATGTATTTGACTCCTGTAGAAATGTTGACATTAGCCAAAGAAAGTTTGAAATTAGAGGGCGAATGATAATGGGTTTTCTTGCATTCATTAGAGAGTCGTTTAATATCCGTAATTTTTACCACACAACTTCGATCGATAATTTATCATCCATTCTCAAGAAGGGTCTGATTCCCGGCCACGAAAAACCATCGGGACAAGACTGGATGGGATTACATAGTGGTAAGGGTATATACCTTCATAACAGTCTGCCTCATCATGAGTTGATCAATGGTTATGACGAAAATGAAGCAGTTCCGAATATTGTAGTTCTGGAAGTGAAAATAGAATCTAACCCTAAGTTCTTTTTGCCTGATGAAGATATTGGGTTGCCCATGGATGAAAATGGTGCTACACAAGCATTACAAAATGGAGAAGCTGTCGCGTATATGGACAAAATCCCATCAAACAAAATCACATCCATTTATATACCGCTTAGACAGAATGAAGAAAATATAGATGAATACATGGATAGTATAGATGACTTCGTGATAAGTGGCGGCAAATTCTATCGGTATGATGTTGATAATGAAACTTTTGAATAAATATTCATATGCCAAAGAAGCAATACCGGATTTTCCAGAACATCGAGACTAAAAAGGCACGTCAGTTCGTTGACACCTTGGTTCGAGAAGGTCATATTGACATTACTATGAACCCTTGGACCCCCAAGAGAGGCCATTATATTGTCGAGTGGACTGAACAATCAATAAAAGAGGTCGATGAGAAATGTGGACCGGATTGTAAAGTGAATTGTCCTTCTTGGGCAGGTAATGCTTGCACATGCGGCAAGGATACCGAACAACCAATTAGTTAAATACTAACAGGAGTCAACATGAGTCTAACAAGTAGCTACTATGATCAAGACACTGGGTTTCTTTACCGTCTGAATAGCGATAAAACCCAATTAGTCAAACTGCCAATCGAATTTTTGGATAAAGTCGAACCACACCAAACACCATCCCGTCTGAAACCCCGTTTCATTGAGAAATTTATGAATATGGTAAAGAATGTACTCAATTCTTTACCTGATTGGAAAGTCGATAAAATGGGATTTGATTTTATGGGTATCCTACGATGGGAAGTGGTCGATTCACAAGGCAAACGTGTCGAATTTGATACTGCATGGTGTGCTGCCAAATACCACGAAGTTTTGGATGATTCAAAAATGTCCAAAGCTATTCTCGACTATATCAGCGGCGTATAATTCCTTTCGTCCGTTATAAACCTGTGTTATAATTGGTTTATA